TTCATTGTAAGAATATATTATACTAGCATCATTAAATTTTCTATATGATATATCTTCGTTTGGAAGCAATTCAGTATTTGAAAATATAATAGACTTATCAGAATCTGTAACAAACCAACTAGTTCCTTTAGTTTGAATAATATTGTCTAATAAAATAACCATTTGATCAACATCATATCCTTCAATAAAATTATCAACAAATTCATCTGGATCTTCTTCTGATGGAATTTTTGGATTAATTGGATCTATGACTTTTAATTCAAATGATGTCTTTACTCCATCAAACTGATCGGAAATATCGTTAAATACTGCAACAATTGCAGTTTGTGTAGTGTTAACATCAGTCAATAATTTATTATAAATTTGAACCTCATCATTGTTAGTACCTCTGTTTTTAGTAACAAAATAATTGTACTTTCTATTTAAAGAAACGGTTTCGGTAATATTTGATGAAACATCTACATTTGATATGCTAGTAGTTCTTAATGATACTTTAGTTCCTACTGTAGTTTTTGCAAATAAATTATATCCTGTTGGATGTGCAACTTTTAAATAATTATCCTTCCAAGTAGAGAAAGGTAAATCTATTCCAATTTCATATGCATATTTTTGATACTTATTATTATCTTGTAATTTTAAGAAACTAGATCCCAAGAATGATTTTTGATCTAAGAATTTTTTAGAAGTTTTAGTTTTTGGACCAATAGTAGTGCTTGCAGTAATTCCTTCTGAAGTTTGTACAGTTCCAAATGCTTTTGATTGAACCCCAACTACAGAATCTCCTGGTAAAATTTTGTAATTAGAATTTATCAATCTTAAAACAGATCTACCTTCTTGCCAACCTTTTTGGGGAGACACAAATGCACACTGATCACTATTATTATTAAATACTACTTTTTCATTTGCAATAAAAGAAGATTTTGAAATTTGCGCCGTTGCTGTAGCAACTCTAGATGATGAAATAACTTCATATCTAATGTTTAATATAGTCCCAGATGGGAAATCAATTGTAAGTAATGGATCTTGAGCAATATTTGTTTCTGGATCTAAACAAGAAACAAAATTATTATTATAACCTACAATGTAATTGTTACTTTCTCTTATAAATTCAATACCATTAATTGTAAAATATGCTCTAACTCTTATAGAATCACCTTCTTTAATAAAATTACTAAATGCAAATTTAAAACTAAGAACATTTAGTCCAGAAATTTGTACTAAATCTGCAAAATAATATTTTTCAATTGTTAATGTTGGTGAAGAATTATAAAATTTACCTCCAGATACAAGTATTAAATCTTGTATAATTCCATTTTTAGTAGTAGCTTCAATAATTGCATGGTTCGGATTATTTTTATCACCTAATCCTCCCTCAGTGACAATTACTCTAGGAGAAAATAGATAATCATTTCCTTTATTAACTAAATTTAATCCAGTAATTGTAAAATTATTAGATAACTCTACAATTTCAGGGAATATGATTGTTGGTTTTTCTTTTGGATCTGGACTAAATCCAAACCCAGAAAATACGTTAGATATTTTATTAATTTTACCAATAGTTCTTGAATTTGGAATAACTAATCCGTTTACACCATTTTCTGATTTTATTTCACTAATTCCTGGGGTTATTTCGTAATTAAATCCACCAGAAGTCAATATAACTTTACTAATTCCACCGGATGCCGAAGGGGATGTTGTAGAATATGATATTGTTTGAGAATTGTACGATAATCCAGTTGGTAACGGATCAACTTTGGAATATACTTTAAATTCATTAGTGGTAGAATCGACAATACTAAAAGTACCATTTAATGGTTCTGGTGTAGTATTAATAATATAATCTTTAAAAATAGAATTACTATTTAAATTAGTAATTCTCATAATGTATTCTGTTAAATCTGAATCTTTAGATTTAACAGAATAACTCTCCAGTCTTCCATTTTCAAAAGTTTTATCTACATCTAATCCATAATAATCTTTGCCTATAGTTTTAGTTCCATCACTTAAGACTGAAACTGTGTAAAAAGAAACGTCAATGTTTGCTGTTGTAGAAGCAATAAATTTATAAGTAGAACCTTCATAAAAAGTCCTTGTGATTACATCACCTAAAGAATTTAATTGTGCAAACAAATATTGTAATGAAATGTTTCCGGAATTATCTACATCAATTTGTGATGCATTTACAAATCCAGTATTAATATTACTTTGTGCTTTTATTTCTATTTTATCATTTTGAACTAATAAATTATTCTCAGCATTAAATGATGCTAATATTCTATCTTTTTCAAAGTATTTCACAAATGCTGCTACATCAGTAAGCTTTGTTACTTGAGTTTGTTTTGAAAAAGTTGAACCTACGGAATCAAATGCTTCTCTTTCTACGGTCAATGTATGAGTGTAAGTTGATGCTAAAATATTAGCATCAATAAAAGTTGAGTTTTCATATATAGAACTTGTTCCAATTTGTACTAAAGGATTTGCAATAAATGGTTCACCATTAGTACTATCAAAATTAATATCGGTTACAGTATTTCCACTTACCGTAACTACAGTAGATGGGTTGCCTCCATTAGATTGCAATTGTCCATTTAGATATAAAAATAGAGTTGACAGATTTAATGCATTTCCACCATCTATAATATCCAATCCAACAACAGAAGTACTTTTCTCTACAGAAATATCTAAAATTCTACAGATTTCATCTGATGGACCACCAAGTTGAATATAATCTCCGATATTTAAATCGGAAGAATCGAATACTTGTATTTCATCACTTAGTCTAACAGTAACAGGGTTGACTGCGCTATCATAAGAATTAATTGGTGTTCTTAAATAACCTCTTTTTACTAAAAGTTGTGTTGGACTTACAATTTCTAGAATTTTTAAATATTCAGTTTGGTCTTTTTCTAGTATGTTAAAAATATTATTTTCATCTTGTGTAATTACGTCTACAATTAAGTATTTTCCTACTTGAAATGACGAAGGAATAGTTGAAGTAAAAGTAAGTAAAGTTTCTGTTCTAACACGTTGATTAGAAAATACAGCAGTATCTGTAGCAGAAGAACCTATATTTTCATTTAAAATTGTTACTGGATTAGGTTGTCTTCTAAGAGTTGGACTATAAATTAGAGAGTTTTCTTTTATGCTATCTCCCCTGTTACTTGCCGTACTTTGTAGGCAGTAAATTGTTTTATTTTTTTGATCTACAATAGACGCAGTTCTTTTAAAACCTCTTGCTGTAATAATATCACCAGCACTAAATGGTGCCGTTTCTCCATAATATTCTAAGTAATCATATGTGCTTTTTGAAACTCCACTAATAGTAGACCCTGTTAAAGAACTTACAAACCCATCAGCACCAAATCCATTAGTTCCAGAATTATCAAATACTAAAGTATCTCCAATTTTATAATTACTACCAGGAGAAGATACCGTTACAAAATCAATAGAAGAATCTGCAGAAGTTGGAACTGCATCTACAAAAAATGAACCAGGATCTATAGGTTTTACATAAATGTTTCCATTCGGTGAAATATATCTTCTTAAATTAGAATCTTCTGGTAGTTTATTAGATTGTAGTTTATTAAACGATGAAAATGTTGATCCTGTATAATTAGATCCAATATAATATGGGAATCCTGTTGGATTTTTTGAATTATTCGGAGAAGACAGTATAGTAGCAAAATAAGCATAAACTCCATTTGGATATTCTGGAGTTACGCAAAATCTTCCATTGTTTTTGTCCAATGTAGATCTTCTGCCATTAAATTTGTAATCTTCAGCAAGACTACCTTTTGCATAATTTGATAATCCAATAGAAGTAACATTATTTTCAAATCTAATATCATCAGCATCTGAAGTGTCTATTAATTCATAAGAACTTTGAAGTCTTACTATTTCAGAAACTACTAAAGGATTTTTATATCCAAATGGTCCATAAATTGGAGATCCATCCAGTGCCCATCCAATTATAGGAGAATGTTTCTGATTAATACTTACATTATTATTAAAATTAACTAATGTTCCATCTAATTTTAATTTTCTAGGAACTCCCAGTATAGAATAAAATTTTGGCACAACTCCCTCAAAGTCTCCAAAATTAATTGGAGCAAAATATGAACCATCCGAATTGTTAAGAGTAATTGAACTACCTGGGTAATCTACATTGTTTATAGGAGTCCAAGTATCAATTTCAATGTTTAAAATTTCCCCACCACCAGACTCTTCAATTATAACATCAACATCAAAATTTGAATAATTCAAACCTGGATTGATAACAAAAAAGTCTGTAACTTTTCCATTAGAGTCTATTTCTGAAATTACCTCAGCTCCAGATCCAGATCCAGTATTATCTACTATGGTGACTTTTGGAGGAGAGTTATAAAAATTTCCAGCATTAACTATTCCAACGGAAGATAATTTTCCGTTTACAATAGTAGCAATTGCAGAAGCACCAGATCCTTTTTCTAATTTGTATTGAGGTATTCTATTATATCTCGTACCCCTAGATAAATTCGGGTCATCGCTATTGGTTAAAATTTTATAAATTGGTCCTTCTACTGTAGGAATAACAACTGCGTCAACAATAGAAGGATCTCCAATTGGGTTTCCATTAATATCTAAAATTGGATTTCCATTTTCATCCAGTTGATCAATAGGAGTAACTAAAATTGTAGGTTGGGTTGTATATCCAAATCCAGGATCAGCAACTCTAATTTTTACAAGTTTTCCCTTTACAATAAGAGGAACTAAAATTGCTTCTTTGAATGGAATACTTGGATCATTATTTTGTGGTTTTGGAGCAGTGACTACAACTTTAGTATAATTACTTCCAGAAAATTTAATATCAACTTTAGTCACTTTGCCATTTATAATTAAATCTAATTCTGCAGTCTCTCCAAATACAGTTTGATTTGGTAACGGATTTGGAGGATCTACTTTAATTTTTGGTGGATTATTAACTTTGAAATTCGATCCACCATCAATTACAGTTACATTTTTAATACCACCTCTAATAATAGTCGCATTACTTTTCCAATTAAATAAAGCAGTTCCATCTCTAAGAATTCCTACAGGAAACTGTGCTGTAGTTTTTTCTTGATTTGCTGCAGATAATTGAGTAAAAATTCTTGGAATTTTTATGTAAATATCATCATCACTAAGTTTTATATTTTCAACTTCTTGTGTAGTAAGATTTTCTACATTAGTAAGGTAACTAATTAATTCTCCTTCTGGATATTTAAATGGAGTTTTTGCGAAAGAAGTTATAACTGCATCATCTGTATAAAATAATTTATTAATCCCCGAGACAAATCCTTCATTAATATCTACTGGAGTTGTTTCATTAAAGTTCCAAAAAGTAATTATATTATCTGACTCAGTAGTTACATTTGTAGCAACTCCAAGATCATTTTCCAAATATCCAAAATAATTATTATCTATTTCAAAAGATTGAATAGCTGCATAAACTACAAAATATTTTGATGGATCTGATTTTAAATATGCTAACGTATTTCTATCATAAACGATTTTACCTATAATATCAGCAATATTTGGTGCAACTACACAATCAAAATAATTAGTCCCTTTATCAGAATATTCAATAAAAGAATCTAATATTCTAATAAATCCAGTATTTTCAAATCCATCAGTAGAATCTACATAGAGTCTAGTAACATCATTAATTTGCTTTACTGGTGCAATAATTTTAGTTAAATTTGTAGTGACTAATTTTTCTGCAGGCACTACTTCATATTCATCTACTACAGCAGTTGATGAATAAATGTTTTCTGAAGTTTGAACAGAAAATTCAAGACCTTTTTGAATAATTGTGTTGTTTACAATTAAATTTGGATTAACTCCATCCAAGTTAGCTAATCTTACAACATCTTTGTCTTGGAATGTAGACTCTGATGCTGTATATAAACTTTCTGAGAAATTTCTAAATTGTGTTTTTTTCTGGAATAAGAATTTAAAGTAAAAATCAATCCCGTTTGGAGTTCCTTTTGAATTGTAAAAATCTTTAATCCTTTTTAATATAGAATCAATATTAATGGTGTTTAAATTCTTTTCCAAAATATTTTCTGGAAAATCAACCAAATACTGAGATCTAATCTGTTCTAAGAAATATAAAATATATGTGTAGGATTGATTATAAACTACAGACTTTTCTACATGACTTTGTGCAACTGTAGAAATATTAGGACTAAATCCAGTATCAATGCTTAAATTATTATAAGTATATCCCCTTCTACAACCTTTAAAAATTGTTACTTTTATTTCTGGAATATCTCCAGGAACTTGTCCTGGACCAAGAAATCCAGAATACTCTAATTGATTATAAAATATTACCTCATCATCAATCTTTAGCAATCCACTATTTGAAGGATATTTAACATGTCCTTTAACTACAATAGTTGTATCTTCACTATCAATTGGTCTATACAATAAGCTTGACGGATCGATGCCTGTGTAAGTATCGATATCAATTAAATTTTGTATCCCATGTAGAATATCTAAAGGATTACTATTAGTCTCTAAGAATCTATAGTAATCTCTTACAAAATTTACAAAATTGGGATATTCTTGTGGCAAGTAATTAGGTACTTGCTCATTGATAGAATTTGATACTCTTAAATCGTTAAACATGTTTAACTAGATACTGGAATTTGACCGACGCCTGAAGATCTAGATGATGATGCCAATTCATCTAAAATTACACTAACATTAACAGTTTCCGAATCAATAACGAGATATAAATCTCGTAAAGAAATAATATCATTAGATGCTGGTGTTACCGAAATCGATACCACACCAGTATTACCAAGTGAAGAATTAATGTTTACATCATTAATATTTATTTCTCCTTTTTCATAATTTATTGTCCCAACATTGGTGCTAAAATATTTTTTCTCATTTCCTTCTGTCCTATAAATTGCAACTTGATTGGTAGTTCCAAATCTTTCAAAGAAATATATCTCAGTGGAAGGTCTTCCAGTTATTTTAAATCCATTAGACACTAATTCTGTATTTTTTGAGATTCTGTTACCGTAGCAAATCTTATAAGTGGCAAAAATGTTAGAAAGAAATTTAATATTCTTTCTCATTTTTACTCTAGTAATATTTGATGTAATTCCTTTATCAACATCATCAATTACACCAACTAATTTACTGTATTTAAATTTACCGTTAAATTTATCAAGATCATTATTTGTACCAAAATTGATAATGGTATTTTTTACTTTATTTTCGATTACCTGTGGTATATTTTTTGTCTTTCTTGAATCGTAATATACAAAAGATTGAATATCTAAGTATAAAAATGATGGGTCAATAATTTCTGGTACAATATTTAAAATTGAGTACTCCTTTAAGTAGTCTTTTACATTTTGCTTTGCAGTAACTGTTAAAGAATCTGCCCCAAATGGTTTTGCAACAATAAATACCTTTCCATATTGAGGTGGACTTGCATCTTCTCCGCCGTAGATAGATAATCCTTCAATATTTGCGTATCTTTGCTTTATAATACTCTCGTAGTCACCTACAGTGACTGCTCTATTTTGAGCAGCATAGCTTCTTGGTGCAAGATACTTAATTGAAGTAATTCCTTCAGGATCTGCACCTCCAAAAGATGCTCGATTTACAGTAACTGTGGAAGATCCTGTGTAAGGCACTCCAGACTGCCTTTCTAATTTACCAGTAAATGCAAATGTCCTACAATCGTTACCTTCTAACCTATCTGTGATTAAATACTCAATTCTAATTACATCTAGATTGTTTAATTT